GTCATATTCTTTTCTGCTGGATTCTGCGTTTCCGCACCCCATGAGCCACGGATGGCCCCGGTGTAGCGACTGTTGCCCCCGGTGATTTCGAGGATGTCCGTAGCGTTGCCTGTGGTCAGGTTGATGATGGTGGCCCCGGCCCCGCGCACGGCGGTCAGGCCAGGCAGACGGCGGATGATCTCTGATTGCAGAGTAGTTGGCACGGCCAGCCCGCCCAGCGTCCCTTGCGCCTCAACCATCGTGGCCTTGATTTCGGACACACTGTAGCCAGATTTGACCATTTGTTCGACTTCCTCAAAAGCAAAGATTTGCTGTTCGAGCAGATCTCGCTCATCATTGGATAGCCGGTTCTCGCCTTTGCGCAGATATTTTCCGAACGCCCGTTGCTGGTCAAGCAGGGTTTGGCGATAGTTCTTGCCGATCAAGTCGGTCAGAACGGCGGTTTTGACGGCTGATTCATCACCAAAGCGCATGGTGTAAACCGTTTTCACGGCATCGTCTTGCGTGGCTTTCTGGTCGGCTGCGGCCTTCATGTTGTCGGTTCCAGTTCCCACGCCGGGAAGCGTTGGGCGCAACACTGCTTTAGCGTCACCTTCAATTCCGTCCAAATCGGCCATTGATTTAATGGCCTTACTCAGACTTTCGGCTTCAGCCTTGAGCTTGTCGCCTTCTTCAATCTTGCCATCCTCATACGCTTTCCGAGCTTCGGTCAGCTTGAGGGCAAGTTGTTCCTTCAGATTCATTGTGTAACTCCTGATTCAATAGAAAGTAATTCGAGTAACTTGAGCCTGATTGCGACCTCTTGGCGTGATTCCTCATCACCTCTACCTTTGTCGCTCGACTCAAGGCCAATCGCTTTGTAAATGCCTGGGTATTTTTTGCCCAAGCCCTTGATGGCGTTCAACGCATTTTGTGTAATCATGCGCGGTTCCATCGGTTGCACCGTGAGCGTGTCACGGCGCAAAGGCCAAGACTTAATTTCCCCGTTTTTCCCTTTCTGCACACCGGCGCTCACGGCCTCGGTTGAATTGCCGACAAGACCGGCGTTGACTAGCTCCTCTACGAACTGAACATAGCGGTTTCGTCGGTTCAGCACCCGCTCAACAAAGATACCCTTGTCGTCAATCTTAGCTGACTTCCAGTCCACATAGCCCAACACATCATCAGGCCCGGCCCCTTCCTGTCCGCTGGCGTGTTCCCAGTCCACGTACAGCACGCCGGTTTGGGTGTAGTCAGATTCTAGCGCCGTGGCTTTGGTGAAGTATTCGCCCTTGCTGCCATCGGCGTTTTTGCGCTTGCTGGCGTGGCCTTCAAGATCACGACCACCGAACAGAATCATGTAATTACCAACACGTAACTCGGTGTCAGTGGAGGAGATGGCTTTCAGGGCGTTGCTCTCGTCGGTCAGTTCGGTATCCGTACCGGTATCCTCGGCGGCTTTGGCGGACTCGCCTCCGTCCTCCCCGTCCGGTTCAAGTTCCCCGGCGTGCTGGTGGATAGTCATAGCCGCCTCTTTGATAGCCTGAATTTTCTTTTTGTCGGCTGCGCTGTTACGCGCTCCTGCTTTAGTGGTCACTTGCTCACCTCGTCATCTATCGCATCCTGAAAATCTTTGATGATTGCCGGTAACTGCTGATTTAGCACGCCCTCATCAGTCGGCCATCCGATGCGTTTGAAAATCGGCTTTTGAAACTTTGCCGCTTGCACCTGTGGCCCGTACTCGGTATTGTTGCCCACCTTGCCGGTGATTTCGTCGCTACGTGCATCCACATCAATTAACCATCGCCTGCCCAGCGTGCCAGTACGAACATACTTACTGTTGGTCGGTTTTGGCGGATAAGTCGCCAGTGGCGTTTGCAAGCGAAACATAGCTTTGTGCATGGGTGGTTCCAGGGCAGCAATGATGTCAGTGGAATCCAGTTTGTTAATCAGCTTGTCAAGACCTTTAATATCAATTTCCACTCTGCAACCACCAGTAAATCAGGAAAAGACAATCGGGTCTTCGCCAATTATAGAAATTCGGATTCTGAACCTGCCAACTATCGAGTTGATTAGCGGTACCCCTTTTCTGTCGCTCATTAGTCTACGTACTGATTCAGGATGGCGTATTCGCCATTCGATCCGCTGGCATACACCACGAAATTGTCCAGTTGATTGCCACTGTAGGTACTGAACAGCCCATGTCTGGCATTGTTGATAATCCCCGCATCGCTGATCGTCCCGGTTCCTACCAGCGCATTGTTGTAATAGAGCCGGTAGGCCGTCCCAATCTTCGACACTCGCAACACCGCACCGGCGCTATAGGTGGCCGCTGCGCTTACTACACTGGTGTATACGCCTGCCACGCATTTCTCCAGCTTGCAGTTTGTGCCGTCATGGTAGGCGATCACGAAGCTGGCGGGACTACTGGCGTTGTCCAGATTGAGAACAAGTCCAGCCGTCGTAGTTGTTGTCAGCGTAATTTCTGTTTCAGCCAGTACATCTGCGGTAGAAACAACCACCGACGAAAACAACTCTGCTAATGGGATTTCTTTGACTGAAAACGAATCTAAATATATCGATGATGACGCTGCGCTTGAACGCTTGATGCCCACTTCTGTGGTTGTGGCGCGTGCCGTTGCAAAGTACTGAGCATAACTCGTGGTCAACGTTGGCAACGTCGGCCCTAGATCCCCGCCCGCCCCGTTGGAGAATTTCATCGTTTTACCGGTTGTGCTGGCTTTGGCATACACGCTCAGGTGATACCATTTGCCAACCGAGACGGCGGTCTGATATATCGACGCAATCGAGCTTGATGAATCGATATCCATCCGCACGGCATTGGAACCACTGAAGGCATCAACCGTTTCCCGGTTGATTGTTGACGTTCCGGCAATATTCTCCGTCCAGTTGGTCACATTAGTAGACGTTGTCCAATTCTCGAATCCGCCATCGGCCAAAAGTTCTGAGCCTAGTGTCGGAGTGTTGATCGCTTTTGCTGCGCTTACGCTGTAGGTCGTATGTGTCCACGCCAGCCCGCCACCGCCCGATCCAATGCCACCGGCGATGCCCTCCGCATGGCCTAGTCCGTCCGTGGAGCCGAACGTGGAGCCGAAACCGTCAGAGGCTAGCGGCGTGGGGAGCCAGAGGTCAATCGGGGCTACGATGCGGCCTAAATTTGCTGTGCCGCCGCCTGTGTATCTCGTCGCATAGAGAGTTCCCGTGCTGTGGCCCGTGGAAATACCGACGAGCAGCCAATTCCCCCCGATCTTCGCAAAAAAATGTTCACTGGTGGATCGTAATGCAATTGCCAAATCAAGCGGATATGCTGGCGTGGCGACCTGCACGCCAGAGGTTGCCATTTTCACTGATAGTATCGTGGGGGCGCAGCTAAAATATGTTTCGGTGGCAACAGCGCCAGAGGCATTGCCTAGCCCAAAAATTAATGACGTTGGGCTGGTGTTAATTCGGCTTATAATAACGCGGCCAGGGGTGCGCACAACGGGGACGCTATAGCCCAACAGGGGATCCCCCGCGCTCACGGTCGCCGCAATGATGGCCGCGCCACTGCTGATAGAGAGGTTATTGCCAGTATCCGTTGCAACTCTCGTCCCCGGCCCCGGCGTCGGAGCCGTGCCGTTGACAGCGCCCGCCGCACGAGTGTCAGTGAAGTCGTCACGGAGTAGCCAGGTGATCCCAGATGGCGGCGCAACCGGCACCGGCAACCCGATCCCTCGAAATCCAAACATCATTACGCTACACTCCTGCTGGCAATCTGCACCCGCACAGTCATGTCATCGGCGGTGGCGGCAATGGCCGCTTTATCCCACACTCGCAACTTTTGACCAGGTGCTAGGAAGATCGACGGCAACGACACCGCCAGATAGTCGGTGTCGCGGAAGGCCGTGTCTTGTGGTAGCCCAGGCGCAAAATTGTAGACGCGGGTCAATGATGCCGCTTGCGTCGCACCGGCACGAACGCCGATCAGAATATTGCTAGATGAGTCTATCGCTTGCACTGCCATCTGGCGATTACCAGCGGTGGCCGTAGTGACCAGCGACACGTAGACCGAAAGAATCTGGTACTCTGTGTTGGCTGGGACGGTGAATGTATTTTCACTGTCGTCGGCAGTCGTAAAATTCAGTGTGTCAACGCGCCAGGAATCGCGGGAATCGGGCATTCCACTAGCCCCGATGCTAATCACATCCACAAATGGATCAGCGTCAGATCCTACTCCAGTCGCTTTTTGATAAAAAGCCACGCCATCAGTATCAGCGCGTTGTATTTTTCGATTTGCCATAAATTCCCCTATAAAAACGGCACTCCCCAACACCGGCATTTTACATGCGCCGGAAAAATATAGCCGTCAAAATCTTTGCCCAGTGGCGCAGTTTTACCGTTCAATGGGGCGCAAATCGGACATACCAAATCATCCGCCGCCGTCCTCCATCCCCACTTTTTAACCACCCCACTATCCTGATAAATTATTAGGTTTCCCTGAGCATAGGCCCTGGTACTCTCAGTCACAGCGATGGCCGTTGCTCGGTCTGGCCCAAAGATTGATGAGACATCGTCAATCAAACCCTGAAGCGGCTTCCCGTTTTCAATCCACTTTTGCAGCGCCGCTTGGGTACGCTTCTGCGATGTCTCATCAATGCCTTTGATGAGTTCAAAAGAGTAGGCCGACACCCAATCTTTGGCTTTCTGGTTACTGAGTGTCCAGTCAAACCCCGATGTAACCCCGGCCAGTTGTTTAATTCCTACACTCACCCCCAGGTCAACACCGGCTTGCAATGCGCTCGTGATGGCCGCTTGTAGATCCTGACTCGCTTTCCAGTCTCGTTGAATCCTGGCCGCTATTTCGTTTGGGTCAGTTTCACCGGACGGAACAACGGTGTCATACATATCAACGAAGGCTTTTTTGATACGCTTTTCGTTGTCAGCCTCCAGCGCCATCCTGAGTTTGTATTCCGCCTCGTCATCGTCAGGATTCAGTAACAACATGGCCTTCTCAGGGGTAAAAAAAGGCTGGTCGGCTCCGTCCTCCTGTGTGAACGCCTTGCGTACCCCGTCCTCAGTGGTGGCCGCTATTAGTCGCTCGGTGATAGCTTGTTTAGTTGTGGCCGGAATGACCTCACTGACAAATTCTCGCTGCGGCTTACCATCTCGCACAGCCTTGAGCGCCACCTTGCGCCAGCGTGCAAGCTCGGTGTCAATGGCAATCTTACCTGCCTGATCTTGCACCATTGCCGCGGGTGCCTGCGCGCCCGGTAGCGTGCCAGCAGCTTGCGCCATCTCATCATCATCAACTAGCGTGCCGATGTTAGCCACGCCTTGCCGGGTAAGAGCCTGGGCAATGATACGCACCGGCGTATCGACAAAGGGTTGCAGTTCAGCCAACTTATCAGGCAGCTTGATTTCATCTAGCCCCAGAACCTTACGATTCTCGTTAATCGTCCGATCCTGTGAGTAAATCGTGTACTCCTGAATTTCTAGCGATCTGTCTTGCGGAATCACATTTGGCGCTACGATCACCACATCCTCACCATAGTACGGTGCAAGGTCAGCGTTGAATTGCTCGGCAAAATAATCAAGCATTGGCTGAATCGCGTTGCGGGAAAAGGCAACCTCAGCAGCCAACCGACTATCGCCCGATAGCCCACCAGAAACTAAGCCCTTCGGAATTCCGTACACAGCGTCAATTTCTTCTCGGTTGAATTGACGGCTCTCGATAATCTGCATCTGCTCAAGCGTTTGGCTGATCATCTCGACTTTCAAATCACCGGAGCGGGTAAACAGGCGCTTCTGCCCATTGCGCAACTGTTCAGCCAGTAATGCCCGTTGCCGGTCAAAATCTTCCGGCTGGGTATCCTGTGGCACGCTGATAATTGCAGAAGGAATGGCGTTATCCTCTTTATAAAAATCACGCTGCCACACAGCCTGCGCATGGTCGCTCTGAATACCCAGAATGGCAGCTTGCAGTGGTGAAAGCCCTTCCCACCAGTCAAACGGGTTGGGCATTCTGAAATGAATAATGTTCTCGCCCGGCAATAACTGAAGCTCACCATTGACATTGTACTGGTAGTCAATGACGGCTTGCCCAGCGAACACGCCACGCCCTTCGTGCATGGTCTCAGGTCTCGGTAGCACCTGGTTGGCCGGTAGCGGCCACAGTTCTTGCGGTTCCCCTGTACCAATCCCTGGTGTGCTGATAAACAGGTAGCCGTTGCCTCTCAGCAGATACCATGCCGCCGTGTAACGTAGCATGAATGAACCAGCCATAAGTGAGTTTGGCCGGTTGACCAACCCATGGAACGAGTGTTCTTTCTCGTCGGTCAAGCCCTCGGCGGTTTGGCGTTGCACCTTCATGCGAGCGTCACTGCCTGAGATGCGATCTGCAATCAGCTTGATGTCACTGTACGCCCAGGCGCTCGTCATAGCTAGAGCATAGGCGTTGCTGGTATCTTCCCGGTCGGCGCTACGATAGCCGCCCAACATGGTCATACGGTCTAGCGTCCGCCGAAATGGGTCAGTCGCCTTGCGCGCATCTATAGCGTTGGGCGCATGTAATAGACTACTGACAAATTGACCAAATCTCATTGACGCATCCACACGGACAATAAAACCATCATTATAAATTCAAAAATAACCACGGCGACGATACGCCACCAGTCCACACCAAATAGCAGGGCAAGCGGAACAGTGAGAGCGTAGAACACAGCAATAGACCACAGAATGGCTTTTAGTTGACTGGTCATAGTGCTGCAATCAATGGCTTACTTCGTGACTGCCAACGAATCATAGCCTGTGTAAAGGCGTCTACATCGTCGTCATGGGCGGCATTCGGGAATCCGGCGCAACTGGCGATAAACTCATCTACCCAACCATACAGCGCCGGGTGAGGCAGGTACACATTGCCGGATTCAACAGCCGGGGAAGCAGCGTTAGCCCGTGCCACCTTGCCCCCCTGTGGCTCTACAGCAATCAAACCGTCCACCTTTGAGCGTAGAATCTGAATCACGGCTGTACCATTTGCCTTATCCTCTACCAACTTGGCATAGGCTTTCGGCCATTTAGCCGTCATGCGTTGGATGGAAGCCATCGTACCAACAATATCCATGCGCTCTTTTACATAGTCAAGCATATATTTGTCGGCCTGTTTTTTGCCCAACACTTGCCCGGCCACAAAATCAGAATCACTGGTATCCTTAAATGCACAGTCCCATGATTGCAATTGCTCATCAAACGAATCTGGCAGGTCTACCGCTTCGATATAAATGATCTCGCCCTCTGGCGTCTTGACCGGCACCGGCAACAGACTAACACCTTTTGGCTTCCAGTAACGCCAGTGATGGCGCTTAAAGATTCCGCCACTGGTGGGCGTTGGATTCTGCTGGTAGAGCGAATTCCAATCGTAGCTGCCCGATGCGATTTTGGTTGCCTCTAATTCATCAGCCGTGTATCGCCCCGGCCACAACACATCACCCGGTCGCCGTGGGTCATACGCTGCTATCGGTTCCTCAGCAATGGCCGGGAAACTCAGCACAACCCACTGATCGGCTTTCGGATTGTTCGCTGCTAGTTCCAAAAGTCTGGCCTCTAACCCGTCCTCATGCCAACGTGTAACGGTTAGCAGGATACCGCCACCAGGGGCTAGACGGGTACGAAAGGTCGATGTGTACCATTCCCACACCCCTTGCCGAATCGTGGCGCTGTTAGCGTCCTGCCGATTCTTGAAAGGGTCGTCAATGATGCCCCACTTCATACCCATACCGGTGATTGCGCCGCCAACCCCGGCTCCGCGGTAGTAGCCGTTGTACTCTACCACCTCAAATTCTTCGCTGTTTCGGAGCCACGAACCGTCAGCAATCGTCCTAATGTTTTTCCCGTTCAATCTCGTCTCAGGGAAAACACGCCGGTAAGGGTCACTATCAATGATGCGCTGTACATCCCGGTTCATGCGCCGCGCTAGGTCTGCGCCGTAACTGGCCGTGATGATGGGGGCGTCTGGATTCATGCCCAGGATGTAGGCCGGTAACCGCCTTGATACTATTTCGCTCTTCCCGTATCTAGGGGGAGCGAAGATCATCAGCCGTTTGATTTCTAAC